GATGATGGTCCTGACAGCGATCTTATCTATTCGCTTGAGCGTCGCGGCGCGCGGTACAACTATTTCACAAGTTGTTTACCCTGGCCGCAAAAAGGAACCGCGCTTCGTGTTCCTATGCAAGCCGCAACCGAACGTGTTCGTGGTACTGGCGCAGCTGGTGGCGTTGCTATTGCTGGTCCCACAGGCACTAGCGGTTATACGCTTGATTCTTCAGGCGCCACTCTTCAATACACTGCTACTGGCTCTGTAAATTCCCAGATGTATGTCGATACTATTGGCGGTACAATTAACGAGCTTCGCCAAGCCGAGCAACTTCAAGTTCTTTTAGAACGAGATGCTCGCGGCGGAACTCGCTATACTGAATCCATCCGCCAACACTTTGGAGTGATCTCTGATGATGCCCGTCTTCAACGTCCTGAATATCTCGGCGGTGGCAGACAAAATATCAACATCACGCCGGTTCCTCAAACGTCCGTCTCCGCAACAACTCCGCAAGGTAACCTTGCTGGTTTCGGGACGTTTGGTGGTCCTAATGGCGGCTTTACTAAGAGCTTCACTGAACACGGCGTTGTTATCGGTCTTATCTCTGTCACTGGCGATCTGTCTTATCAAAATGGACTCACTCGTGAGTACACTCGTAACACTCGTTACGATTACTTCTGGCCTGCTCTTCAAAATCTTGGGGAACAAGCGGTCCTGAAAAAAGAAATCTGTGCTCGTGACTCTGCCGCAAATGAGGAAGTCTTCGGCTACAATGAGCGTTACGGTGAGTACAAATCGAAACTTTCTCAAGTGACTGGTCTTATGCGTTCGAACGCCACTGGTTCACTTGATATCTGGCATCTCGCTCAAGATTATGGCGTTGCCCCCACTCTTGCCCATGTTGTCCAGGACAACATTCCACTTAGCCGCTGTATCGCGGTTCCAACTGAGCCCGAGTTTATTCTCGACGCTTATTTCCGCGTTATTTCGTCTCGTCCTATGCAAACGTACTCTATTCCTGGAGGTCGGTTATAGATCCCATCTTAGGCGCCGCCCTTATTGGCGGCGGTATCAATCTTCTTGGAGGAGTCATGGGCAGGGATTCTGCCCGTGAAACCTCCTATATGAATCAAGTCTCTGCGGATCGCCAAATGGCTTTCCAAGAAAGGATGTCTAACACTCAATATCAACGTGGTATGGCAGACATGAAGCAAGCCGGTCTTAACCCGATTCTGGCTTATTCCCAAGGAGGCGCCGGTGGCGCCTCTGGGGCTTCTGCTTCTAATATCTCTCCTGATTATTCCGACTCTGCTGGTGGTATCGCCAATTCTGCTGTCGGTTATATTAATCAGAAAAGGGAGCGCGCTCTTATGGAGTCGCAAACTGCTCTTCAAGACGCGCAAATAAAAACTGCGGCGTCCCAAGCGAAGCTTAATGCTGCTTCCGCTAGGTCTGCTGAAGCGGATGCGAAAGCTACTGAAACAATGCTCCCTGCAATTAAATCAAAATCGACGCTTGAAAAGCGTCAAAATGAGATCAATGACAGGATGCTCCCGTATGATGCCGTTATGAGTAGAGTCGGCCAAGTGGTCGGCACTGCTTCTAGCGCAGTAGGCATCGGGCGCTTTATGAAAGGCATTCCTCGTGGTGAACCAATTGGTGAACCTGGTCACATCTCAAATCTTCCTGCCGGGAAAAGCATTCCGCGTTCCCGGCTTCCAAAAAACATCGACCCAGATGATCTGGCTCGAACTAAAGGCGGTATCCTCTTTAACCGCCGTACCGGAGAAATGTATGAACGTTAAAATCTTCTCTTATTTCGACCGACCGTGTCGAAATGCTTGGGAATGTTATCCTGAGCCGGATCGCCCTGTTCTTCAAGGCGCGGCCTCAGAATGCGATATAAACCGCGTTGTATCGAGGCTTAAGCAAGGGCTTGATCCCGGCGTCCCGTTCAATGACGGGTCGTACAGCGACAATACGGGGGTAGTGGATATGAAGTCGAACCTCGACATCATAAAATCCCACTACTCTCGTTATGAGGAGCTGCCCGCCGCTGTGCGGCAAAAATATCGTTCTCCCGTCGAGTTCTACGAGGCTCAACAAAAAGCGCTTGATGAAAGCGCAAGGACCAGTGTATCTCTTGATGTAACTGGTCCAACTGACAGCAAATCTGCTGTCAAAACAAAAAAGGGAGCCACAAGCTATGAAACGGAAACAAATGCCGCCACGAGTCGCAAAAAAAGCGTTCAAACGAGCGACGGCGGTTCACCCGAAGAATAGCGCTCCTGCTCCCAAACGTGGTGGGTATCGCCTCTAAGGCGAAATATGCCCTGCCACAATCCAATTACCGCTTACCGGTCTCGGGTAGTAAACCCGTCCGGTAGGCGGTCTCTCGTCTTCACGAAAAATGAAGGCTTCGAGGATCTAGAAATTCTAGTTCCTTGCGGCCAATGCATTGGATGCAAACTGGATCGCTCTCTTGAGTGGGCTACTCGTATTACCCACGAAGCGTCCCTGCATTCAAAATCTTCATTCGTCACTTTGACGTATGAAGATCGCCACCTTCCCCCTAACAAATCTTTGCGTAAAAAAGACGCACAAGATTTCATGAAACGTCTTCGTTTCTTCTCCGATCACCCCCTTCGCTACTATCTTTGTGGCGAATACGGATCGGAGCCCTATCTCCTTCCGAATGGCAAAATGACGGAAGGATTCATGCCCCATTATCATATCTGTCTCTTCGGAGAGGACTTCTCTTATGATCGCGTTCCTTACAAAACGACTCCAGATGGTTTCCCACTGTGGAACTCTCCTTCACTCTCTGATCGCTGGGGCTTTGGTCACTGTGTTATTGGTGACCTTACTTTCGAAACTGCGGCTTATACCGCTCGTTATGTTACGAAAAAATTAACGGGGCCTAAGGCTCCCTCTCACTACGGGCTCCGTGAGCCCGAATTCTCTCTCATGTCCCGTCGTCCCGGTATCGGTGACGACTGGCTAAAAAAAAACGTCGTCGATCTCGAAAACGGTCTCTGTTGGGCTTCCAACGGCCTCACCAAAATTCCAAAATTCTATCAAAAAAAACTAAATCAAAAAAAACTTCTTAAACTCAAATATAAACAAAAAAAGGAGGCCGCCAAAAAACTAAAACAGCCCAATCCCTACGTTCTCGACGACGTACAAAAAGCAAAATTTAACTTAAAAAAGAAAAAGGATTTCTAAATTATGCGTCTCCAAATCTTCACTATCTTCGACGCGAAGGCTGAAGCCTTCTTGCGTCCATTCTGTCTTCCAACGGTTGCTCACGCTCGCCGCGAACTCGCGGAAGTCATGCAGCAACCAACTGGTCCATTTGTGGACTATCCCGAAGATTTCACCTTGTTCCACGTCGGCGAATTCGACGACGAAACTGGAGAGGTGCAACCTCTCATGCAACAGGAATCTTATGGAAATCTTCTTCTAATTAAAAACGAACTCAAAATGCGTCGTCAAAAAAACGCTGAGGAGGCCGCACAATGCTAGGCTCTAAATCTTCGTCTCTTCCCTCTATTATGTCGTCAAGCGAACACCAATCTACGATCCCGAAGGAAGCTATTCCTCGGTCAAAATTCGATCGTTCGCATGGCTATAAGACGACATTCAACTCTGGTCTCCTCATCCCGTTTTACTGGGATGAGGTTCTCCCAGGCGACACTCATAAAGTCGCCGCTACTACTCTCGCTCGTCTCGCTACGCCAATCGTTCCAATCATGGATAACTTTTGGGCCGAGACGTTCTTCTTCTTCGTTCCTTATCGTCTCCTCTGGGAGAACTGGGAAAAATTCTGCGGTGCCCAGGATAATCCTGGTGACTCTACCGCTTTCACTACTCCGAAAGTCGATGTTACTGCCGCGACTGGCTATACTGAACTTTCGCTCTTCGATTACTTCGGCTGTCCTACTAAAATCACCAATGCGGTGAATGCGTGGAAGCCGAATGCATTCAATTTCCGCGCGTACAATCTTGTCTGGAACGAATGGTTCCGCGATCAGAATAATTATTCTTCGCGCCTCGTTCCTACTGATGATGGTCCTGACAGCGATCTTATCTATTCGCTTGAGCGTCGCGGCGCGCGGTACAACTATTTCACAAGTTGTTTACCCTGGCCGCAAAAAGGAACCTCGCTTCGTGTGCCTATGCAAGCCGCAACCGAACGTGTTCGTGGTACTGTCGCAGCTGGTGGCGTGGCTATTGCTGGTCCCGCAGGCGCTAGCGGGGATACGCT